GAGGAATATAGTTTACGGAGCAGAGCAACGGGGTTTGCGTTCGGGTCCTGACGAGTGAGATTGTAAAGCCGTTCAACCAGCATTTTAGTAAACTCCCTGTTTTTCGGTTCCATCAAGTCCGCGTCAACCCTTACCAAGTATTTAATCTTTGAGAACAGATGCGGATTCAAAACGATAAGCTCTTCTTTGTTGTCGGGATAGCCCACTTCGGTTAGAAGCTTCATGTTGTAGGATTTCTGTTCTTCCTTGCTCATCTGCTTTCCTATCAATCCTTCGTCAAACCTTATTCTCTTGCTGACTTTTTTTCCATTGACCATTTGGTTTTCCAAGACGAACTGGCGGTATTTCAATCCTCCCGTTATTTCATCAAGCTGTGCCGTAGTGAAGTTGTTTATGAATATATCTCCCATTAGATATCCGAGTTGAATAACTGACTCGGCAAGGGATTTTCTCGCGCCTCCAATAAGTATCTTGGCGTTCTGACTTGCTTGCGACACGGTAAACGCTTTCTGCGAAGCATCGGGAAGCTGTCCCATCTCAGTGGGAGACAAAGATTCATCGGAAGCCGATTGCTCGGCAAATTCAACCATTTTGTACCCTGTTCCTCTGTTCGGAGGAAGTATCGGAGTAACTCTGGCATTTACATCTGGAGTTGAAATCGAAGCACCCGGAAAGATAACGCTGGTGTCAACCTTATCAAAACCCGTGTAAGCCACCGGGACTTCAATATCAAGAAGTCCTCTGTTCATTTCCAATTCGTAAGCCGCGTCTATGAGCTTGTCGTCCCAGCCCACAAGATTAACCAATGATTTGAAGTAAAAATAATGCTCGTTTATTCTCTGATATCCAAACGGAACCAAGTTATATTTCGGAGCGTTCCTGTTGTCCCTGTGCTTGATGGGATTCCATTCGACATTTTCATTTCCCATATAAATCCCATTGACATAAGGCTCTTCACAATCCTGTCTCCGGCACTTGTGTATGGCTTCTTCCACGAGCATTGAATGGGCATCGTCTTTTACGTCGTAAAATAATCCGTCGTCTTCGTTGAAAATAGTTTTAATTCCCGGCCGGACATACTGCCAGTTTTCGTGTTCTCCGTATTTAGATTTGGCTTCTCCGTAATCAATATACCTCCGCTCAATCAAGCAGGGCTGTTTTTGAATGTCTTGGATATATTCGTTCGTTATTAAAATCTCGTCAGCCGAACGCACATGGGCGTTGAATCCCGAAAACACTTCGTCAAGTATTTCGCTTTCCTGATAGCCGTTATCGGTTTTCTCTTTTATTTTCTGGTATACCTCGCAATATTCCGCGGAAATGTAAGTTACCGGATTTACAAGCATTCCTTGCGTCGCCAGAAGAAAAGACGGCCTGTAATTGGAATGAATCGTCATCCATTCAATTCCGTCGCGCATCACGGAACCGACTTCTTGGTCTATTTTTTGGTCTTCGCTGTCGGGCGAAAAAAGAGGAATAACGTATTCTGCGGTCAAATGGGCGTGCATAGCCATTGTCTTTTTCCGAGCCGTGCTTCGCGTTCCCCGCCATTTCCACGCCTCGTTCGGGTTTTCTATTGATTCGTCAACCAAAGCGTTGAAAGTCCTCTGGTCTTTGTTCATCCGCTCAATTACGGAATAGTAATTGAGTTCTTCGGCCGAACGATTCAAAATATCCCAGCCGACCATAAAGTCATGTTTGGCGTGCTTAATTAAATCCTTCACATCATCCGGCGGTTGATAGGCGGATACGCTTGATTCGTTTTTAAGTATTTCTTGGTACATAAATAAAAAGCCCTCGCTTCTCCGTAAAGAAACTTGGGCGAATGTTTAGTAATTTGCGGGTATTATAGCAAATTATTTACGACTTGTCTATACCTTTGAAAATCAAGCAACTACCTCCTGTTAAACCCAGACCAGACCGGGCGATTGATTGTCGAACCCCTAATAGTTATCGCTTGAGGATATTCAAAATACATTCTCATCATAGCAGTATCCGAGAAGTCGGGCGAACGCCCTATGTCTTCCTTAACCTCTTCTTTGGTTCTAACTTTAAGTTTAGTGTCCTTGTCCTTATCTTTTGATTTTATGTGTTCCAACTCCTCAATAAGCATTTCTTTGAATACTTCAAGGGTTATTCCGTTGACTTCCGAATGAAATTGTCCCGGCTCAATATCAACAGCCATCTTGTGTTTATTTACTCTGTCAGCCAAGAGGTAAGAGCATTGAGATTTTAGGTTAGAATAATTTTCAGGTTCTTTGGTGTTTGGATTATCAAATGGCGAACTATTTGCAATAAATCCTTTGAATCCCCTGTTATTATCCACAACAGCCCCGCCAATGCCATCTTCATCAGCAAGACAATGACTGAATGGTATTTGCTCTTCCCTTGCGATATCGCGGGCTTTTTGAGAAGTAATCGCAGTATCTTGTTTTTGGTAAATCCTTACTCCATAAAGTTTCATTCCCCTAAATAAAAAGAAAACTGTTTTATCAACTCCATGCCGGGCAACATCTATTATCATATACTTTTCTTCGGATTTTTCCACTGTATTTGTGAACAAATCCACTATTGAATCTATATCCATCAAAGCTGTCGGGTCATCATCATATTCAAACGAACCTTCCTTTAGCCTTGCTCTCATCGCAGGGTCTTTAATTCTTGAAAGTTGTTTGCCGTAAATTTCTTTTGTAAAAGGATTATCTCCATAAAGAGCTTGAATAAATGTAACATCTTTCGGCAAGGTTCCTTCTTTCCATGATTTATAAACACGATAAACCCAGCCCTTATTCGGGTTGTAAGTATAGAGAGTATCGGGAGGCAAATTAAATTCGGTATTCAAATGTCTGCCAACTCTTGATTGTAAAATATCCACAGCCATAAATGGGATTTCTCCTGCCTCTTCAAGCCATCCATCTGTGTATTCCAGAGAACCCAATCTTTCATACATCGGGTCGCTCGGTTTATACGCCAAGTCCAATAAATCTATTCGGCTTCCGTTTTTAAACTCAATATAATTATATTTACCATTTAAGTTCCAATCTTCTTTTGGTATCTTATGAAAAGCACAAACTTTTTGAAAAGTAATAAAAGCCGAAGCCATTAACCTCGTCAGTTCATTCCTGCCGATAAAACTTTTATAACCCGGATAAGCATAAGCTCGAACCAATCTTGATTCGCAACCAAGCCAACTCTTGCCCCCTCCCGCGCCTCCCCCAAAATGAATCTCCGCTATATCAGGGTTTTGCAAGGCTTGCCACGCGAGATATTGTTTCGGAGTCGGATTTATCTCCAGTGTTTTCATTGGGCTTGTTAATTACTATCTGAATAAAGTTATTGGTAGTTGGCTGAATCGGAGTATCTCCTTTTTTTGAATAAACTTCCTTGCCTACCGTTTCAGCAACAAACTCTGAAGCCTTATGCTTAATGGCTAGCACTCCAGCGTTGATTTTCTTATCTCGAATATCTAAATCTAAATGTTCCTCAAGATTCTTCTCTGCCTTGACAAGTAAGCGTTTTCTACTTCCTATTGACTCCGATAACCAATCCGGCATTAAAGAAGTTATGTTTTCAGCGTATTTTCTAGAAAATCCAGCCCTTAAAGCAGATTGAAGCGCATTGCAATATGTTTCACTCTTAGGATTTAAGTAATAACTTAAAAACATTATTTGCCTATCATCTCTAATTTTTATTCCTGCCATATATTTCAAAAATGAACTTTATAGACTTTAAGTTTTTCTTTGATTTCTTTCAGGGTCATTCCTTCGCTTAGCCATTTCTTTCTTTTCTCTTCTTTCCACGCTTTGTTGGCTTTTCGGCGGATTAGATAAGTTCTTAGCCTTTGAAGCATTACTTTCTTTTCTTGGCCGATTTTGTTCCCGGCTGAATCATCTTCTTATCCCGCTTTTTGCCTCTCGCCTTGTAAACCGAATTGAGTGAACCTCGTCCTAACATTGTTTTATTTTATGATTTTTAATTGCCGCATTTGACATTGCTTGGCGCTCCGCCTGTCGGGTATTCCGAACAGATTTTGTAAGTCGGGGCTGTGAAAGTAACCACCGGGTCGGATTTTACAACTTCTATGGTAGTGGTAGACCTTACAGCTCCTTGAGGATTGACTGGATTTATTGTAAGCAACGGATTCGCATCGGGATATTCTCCAGTTCCAAGCATATCTTGCTTGTAAATCATATGCACGTTGCTTTTCATTCCCTGAACTTCTATCGGTGTTACCGGAGGCGTTGCCGTAGCCGGAAAACTCGCCGATAAAGCAATCAACGCCGCCATCATCTGCTTCAACGTATAACTGATAAATTGTGCGTCCATATTAAGATATTAACATTATTTACGACCTTTTGCAAATGTCTTGATTCGGGCTTCAGCTTCTCCGTAAGAAATGGCATTTCCGTACATTTTCCCGGATAAAATTGAAGATATCTTGAAAAGAAACTTCGCCAACTGATTCCTGTCTTTTACCCTATTTGAAACCCATTTATACTGCTCCCCATACGCCTCAATTTCCTGTTCCATTCTGAACTTGGGGTCTTTAAGGTATTTGTCCCACCATTCGTCAGCTTTGTCCCCTTGCTGATTCGTATGTATCGCTTCGTGGTAAATCAAGTCTTCGGGAATTTGTATGCCTGACGGATTGTAAATCTTTGAACCATAACAATAAAATGTTCCCTCTTGGGCTTCGCCGAGAATCTCTTTTATTTTCTCGTAATTCGGCGGGAAATCTTTAACAATTTCTATTTTCAGTTCCATTTTTATTTATCTGGTTCGCCTTCCAAAATCCCCTCAAAATACTCATTTTGGTCTTTGAGCATTTCAAGTTCAGAATGGAACAGGAAATTGAGGCGTATGGGGAGCAGTATA